ATGGAAAACAGCTTACAGTCACTTGACGCTTACGAAGTGACACAGGTCCAGCATGACCAGAACATCATACAGCTCGACACCATCGAGCGTGCAAACGTAGATTCCCAGATTGCCACAGCCAAGCAATATCCGCGCGACCTTCGCCGGGCCATCAACAACTCCATCGCTATGGCAACTCTTGACGTGCCTACCGCCCAGTCTTGCGGTTACGCCCTTCCTCGTGGTGGCAAACCCATCACCGGCCCTTCAGTACATCTTGCCAAGCTCATCGTCTCCAATTACGGAAACATACGAGCAGAGGCGAAAGTGGTGCAGATTACCGACAAGCAGGTTATCAGCCGTGGTACATGTTGGGACCTTGAAAACAACGTGGCTACAGCTTTCGAGGTACGCCGTTCTATCGTCGGGCGTAGCGGACAACGTTTCTCTGACGATATGATTACTGTTACAGGTAATGCCGCAAACGCCATCGCCTACCGCAACGCCGTGTTCTCTGTTATTCCCAAGGCAATTACCGATAAGGTCTATCAGGCAGCTCAGCACACCATCACCGGCGACCTTTCCGACGAAGACAAGATTATAGCACGCCGCAAGAAATGTATCGACTTCTTCAAGGACGAGTTCGGTATCTCAGAACAGGAGGTTGTTATGCTCTGCGGCAAGCAGACCGTCAATCAGATTAAGGCCAACGAAATAGCCCTCCTCCTCGGCATCACGCAGTCACTCACCGACGGCGACACAACCGTCGATGAGCTTATGAAACCTTACCGCAAAGAGAAAACCAAGAACGCTATCGCTGCCGCAGCAGCTGAAGCTGCCAAGGATGCCGCCGCCAAGAAGGAGGACAAGAAATGATTGAAGAGGTTTGGAAAGATGTTGTAGGATACGAGGATAGATACCAGGTGTCTAATATAGGTAGAGTTCGTTCAAAAGATGTTATTCTACACAAGTCTGATGGTAAAATCGAACTTCGCAAAGGGAAAATAGTTAAATTGCAATTAAACAAGACGGGTTATCTTCAGTTTCTTTTTAGCAACGGATCTGACAAACCGCGTAAACTTATGCGGATTCATCGTGTCGTTGCTATGGCATTTCTTCCAAACCCTCTTAATAAACCAAACATCGACCACATAAACACAATACGAACAGATAACCGGCTTGAAAATCTTAGATGGTGTACGCAGTCTGAGAATAATAGAAACTCTATAACGATGACGAAGTACAGAAAGAAGGGGGAATACTCACATTCTAAAGAAACTCGTATAAAAATAGGATTGTCAGGATTGGGAAGAAAGGCAAGTAAAGAAACTTTAGAAAAATTACATCTAAAAGGACGTGAAGTAGTCATGTTCGAAAAATCTGGCAAGTTCATTCGTTGCTTTAAAAGTCCGTATTTCGCAGAACAGGAAATAGGATGCTTTAAACAGCATATAATAGCTTGTTGTAACCAGAAACGTAAGGCAACCGGCGGATATATGTGGAGGTGGAAAGAAAAGTGGAACGGAAACCCAATCGAGCCATTTTGTATATCGAAACCTGCAAATAGGAAAAAACCTGTATTTTCTAAAGATTGGTATGATAAGATAAAAAGTATTACGAAAAAGCGTAGCAAAAAAGTTTATGTTTATCAATCTGACGGAACTTACGTTTGTGAATGTTGTTCAACTGGCGAGGCCGCTAATAAATTTGGAACTGACTCTGGATCTGTTAGTCGTGTATGCAATGGTAAGACAAAGTTATCAAAAGGATATAAATTTAGTTATATAAAATTATGATTACAGATAATATTGCCCAACGCTCTATAGAATGGTTTAGAGTGCGAATGGGAAATTTTCAGGTAGCCGCATTTCTGATTTAATGAAATGCGGCAAAAAGAAAGACGAGCCTTGGTCCGAAACAGCCAAGACGTACATCTATCAGATAGCTGCCGAAAGGCTGTTCAATCCCCAGTTCCTTTCTGACGACGACATTTTCCAGTCTTATCTTGACCAGGTCGCCGTCTCCACGCGGGCTATGGAATGGGGTGTCCAGCAAGAGGAGTCTGCCCGCCAGCTCTACTCCTCTCTTAACGACGATGTGGAGGTCTTCGAGGTCTCCTCATGCGCACACGATATCATCCCGCACTTTGCTGCCTCTCCCGACGGAATAGTCCGCGGAGAGGAGCAGAAGTGCCTCGAAATCAAGTGCCCCTCTCTCGCCGTCCATACACGATATGCCGCAGAGATACATGATGCAGCCTCGTTGAAGGCTGTCAAGCCCGAGTATTACTGGCAAGTGATGGCAGAGATGTCCTGCACTGGCTGCACGTCAGCCGATTTCGTATCTTACTGCGCATGGCTATCCTCCCCCATCCATATCGTCCGCATAGAACGTAACGACGACGACATCCGCCTCCTCGAAGAGCGCGTCCGTCTCGCCAACGATTACATAGCCAAAACTTTCAATGTCTAACCCCAAGTCTTAATAATGGAAATCTTCGGAAAAATCATCTGCGCACTGCCCATCCGGTCTGGCGTCTCAACAAAGAGCGGCAAGCCGTGGCAGTGTGCCTCTTACGTCCTCGAAACGCAAGACCAGTACCCCAAGCGAATGGTCTTCGACGTCTTCGGGCAGGACAACATCGCAAAGTTCAACATACAGGTCGGAGAGTCGCTTACCGTCTGCTTCGACATCGACGCACACGAATACCAGGGACGCTGGTTCAATTCCATCCATGCCCGGAATGTATTCCACGGCGCACCGCAGCCCGTCGTTACGCCGCAGCCGTCCGTTCTCCCTCCAGTAGGCGCACCAGGGTCGGCTCTCGGGATCCCCACACCCCCGTCCCCCTCAGCAGCACCCGCTGCACCGGCAGGAGGCTCCGACGGACTGCCCTTTTGATTTGATCAATAACAGCTTCCTCAGAAGCTTTGATGTTTGTATAGTTCACGCTTCCAAGGGGTCTTAGCCGCCCCTTGGTTTTCTCTCACCCCGAAATCTCTTTCTTACACGTTCCGTATAACTTTCAAAATCCTTTCCCCTATGTCAGACAATAGATTTTCACTCAACATCGCCCATTACGAGGCGGTCAGCCAGCTCTCCGACATTCAGCTCGGCATCCTTATGCGTGCCGTCTTTCTTTATGCCAAGGACGCCACTCTCATTAGCGACGACGCCCCTCAGGTGGTACGCGTAGCCTTCGCCTTCATCAAGGAGGACATCGACGCGCAGCGTGCCGCCCGTGAGGCGCGATGTCGAAAGAATCGCGAGAATGCGCAGAAGCGTTGGGCGATGAAAGGAAAGACCTCCAAGGGAAAAGGAAAGACCGCGAAGAAAGAACAACGCCCCACCTTTAATGCCGAAGGCCTCATCACTTACTGGAATCGTCGCATCCGCGAGACAGGCTCCCGCATGCCGCAGATTCATCGTCTCAATCGCACGCGTATAGCCCTCATCGAAGCCCGTCTGCTTGAGTACGACGGCGACACCCGCAAAATCCGCGACGCCTTCGAGCAGGCGTTCGCCTCACCTTACCTCAACGGAGGTGGCAAGCGTCACTGGGTAGCCGATTTCGATTGGATTCTCCGCCCCGAGAATTTCTCACGTGTCCTCGACGGCAGCTTCAAGGCTTATGCAGCTGCCGTTCAGAAGGAAGAGTCCCCCGCACCAGCTCCCGAACTCACTGACGAGCAGATTCAGCAGCAGGCGGAAGCTCGCAAGAAGCAAGCAGCAGAAAACGAAGCGGCACGCAAGGAAGCACAGCGCAACCGCATCCTCGATGCTATAGAGGCTTTCGAACAAAACCCCAAGTCCCTACAGGGTCAGATTGCCTTGCAGGCTTATCAAAGCGGACTCACACATCGCCTCGGTATAAGCTGGACTCCGAGCGTCACGTCTCTTAATCGTAAGGCAGTATGAATCTCAGTCAGCGCATCGAAATCGAACTGTGGTGCAGCGGCAACAAACACACACGTCAACCCTAAATATCACCTACACACATGATAGCAATCACCGAAGCCATCTCCTACATCATCGTAGCAGCCGTGGCGTTTATCATAGGAAGAGATTCCGTCAACAATTCTAAAAACGAACAACAATGAACAATTCTGACATCAACATCGTAGACATCCTGCGTGACTGCCCGCAAGGAACGCTTCTTTATTCGAGAATAGCCGGCAAGGTTGAGCTTCTGTCAATAGAAGGCCCTGATATTAACCATCCGATCCTCTTAAGACCGATTTGTCAAAACACAAATCGGGGAGACCGCAAGTTCTTCTCTTTGGCCCCCACGGGCCGTTTCGACGTTATCTTTCCCAACGGAGAGTGCGTCATCTTCCCGTCCCTCGAAATGCAGGACTGGACCCGTTTCTTCCGACGCGGCGACGTGGTCGTCTGCGTCGGATTAGGCGTCACGGCAGTCTTCGAAGGATGGGATTCTGAGGATTACACTGAATTCCGTACAACAGTCGAGTACGACAATAAGGAGGACATCTGGGGCGTCAAGCTCTACGGACTGTTCCACACTCTCGACTTCCGCAAAGCCACCGACAATGAGCGTGCGCAGTTCTTCGCCGCCGCTGAAGCCCACTACGGAGGAAGTTTCAACTCCGAAACCCTCAAATTCAACATCCCTAAACCCAAACACCCCTTCAAGCCCTTCGATCGTGTGCTCGTTCGTGACGCAGACAACGAAGTTTGGAGTCCAAGCACTTTCGTTCGTTTCAGAGATGGTGGAAAATTCCGATACCAATGTATTGACACCGTTTACAGACAGTGCATCCACTACGAAGGTAACGAGCACCTCTACAACACAGACGACGACCCCGGCAAACAACAAAATATCTAAAAATCCCATCACATGATTCATCAAAATAGCCTACGCCTCGGCGACCTCGTGCAGATCACCGTAGACCTTCCCGAATACAAGCAAGGCGACACCTTCGTGGTAATAGACATCTCCGAAATTTACATTGGTCTCCGCAGCCCCAGTGAATCTGACTGTAGACAAGACCTGTACACCATCAGAGACCACATCGAAGGAATCCCCATTACCCCTGAAATCCTCGAAAAGAACGGGTTTGAAATGCGTGAAGGCACCGTCGTCTATATGAAAAACAGATTAGCATTAAAGCCTCTGGAGGATGAAAAATGCTACCAAGTTGGTTTGGGCAGCTTGCACACCTTTTATGTTAAGGTAAAGATTGTCAAGTACGTCCACCAGCTCCAACACATCCTCTGGACACTCGGCGAGGACGCAAACTTAAAGATATAACTATGAAACTTCGACAGGCAAGGAAAATTATCAAGATGTACCGCAGTAATAAAGCTAATTATTGGAATGGGTATAATACATATCTTATTCTCAGCTTGATTGCACAGTTAGAGAATCAACGTCTGCTTCGTGCTCTACGCATTGTTTGCAAATTTACTGAGCCTCCCAAACCGTTAAAACCAATAAAATAAAGATATGGAAATATTCGACAACAACTGTCAGCAGTTCTTCGGAACTGACATAGACGGAGAAGTGATAATCAACGGCAACGTTATACATGCAGCCAAAGAACTCAAGGTAAAAAACAATATGGTATTCATCAATGGCAAACCTGTCGAAGAATACAGCAACATTCCGCTCAAAATCGAAATTACAGGCTCCGTCAAGTCGATAAATACCACAACCGGAATCGTCCATGTCCAAGGTGACGTAACAAATGTCGAAACAATGAGCGGCAGCGTACATTGTCAGACCGTTAAGGGTAATGTGGGAACAATGAGCGGCAGCGTCAGATGTAACATTATCGAAGGTGATTGCTCAACAATGAGCGGCAGCATAAGGAGATAAAAAATATTACAATCATTAAATATAAACAACAAAAACAATGGAAACAAACATTGGAAAGAAAGTAATCATCCGCGGCGACCGCAGCGGAGTAGAGTTCGGAACACTCGTAGCGCACAACGGCAGAGAGGTAACGCTGCATAACGCCCGACGTATCTGGTACTGGGCAGGAGCAGCGTCACTCTCACAGCTCGCCCAAGAAGGCACATCAAGACCAAACGACTGTAAGTTCACGGTCTCAGTAGACAGCATCACCATTCTCGACGCCATCGAAATCATCACTTGCTCGGACAAAGCCGTCAAGTCAATAGAGGAGGTAGAAGCATGGAGACGTTAGAAGACCGAATCAAAGCATTCTTGAGCGTCAGCTCTGGCGATGGCTATGGCTATGGCGATGGCTATGGCTCTGGCGATGGCTATGGCTCTGGCGATGGCTCTGGCGATGGCTCTGGCGATGGCTATGGCTATGGCATAAAGGAAATGAATGGTGACAAGGTTTATGTAATAGACGACGTACCAACGATTATAAAATCCGTTCACGACAACATCGCACAAGGTTTTATTCTAAATAGAAACCTTACCCTACAGCCCTGTTACATCGTCAAGGAGCAGAATAAGTTCGCCCATGGCGACACCCTGCACGATGCCTTCATGTCCCTGCAAGAGAAACTCTACGATGGCAGCACCGAAGAGGAACGAATCGGGGCTTTCCGCAAAAAATTCCCCGACTATGACACCCCTTACCCCAACCGTGACCTCTTCGCTTACCATCACGTTCTCACCGGCTCGTGCCGCATGGGACGAGAGAGCTTCTGCAAAGACAAAGGCATCAGTCTCAACGACTCCACCACAGTCCGCCAGTTCGTCCTCCTCACCAAGGACAGCTACGGCTCCTCCACAATCCGCAAGCTCCCCCAAGCCTACGGAAAAGACGAGCCGCAGCTGGTTAGTCGCCCTGAAAGGCCCAGTAATATCATATAAGTAGCAGTCCAGTAAGGCTCAGCCTAACCTCTATCTCGCTTGTCAATCACCCGCACAAATATGAAAATCAATATCAAAATCGTAGCTTTCGCGGCGTGGATTGTGATGACCCTCATCATCCTCAGCGCCACATTACGCGGTGTCAGCAAGCCCGACACCGCCACAAACTTGATTAGCATCGCAGTCCTGTTGTTCTGGACGCTCTTGTCCATCGCAACAAACTGCCTAACTTTTAAAAATAACAAAAAACAATGAAACGATTCAATTCCGTGTGTATGTTCTCGCTGCTCGTCGCAGCGATGTCCCTTACCTCTTGCTGCGAACGCATCGACGCAGGTTCTGAAGGCATCCTCGTCAATCTCTACGGCTCAGACAAGGGAGTCGATGACGTAAGCCTCGTCACCGGTCGCGTCTGGTACAACCCCCTCACAGAAGAGGTCTACGAGTACCCCACGTTCGTACAGACCATCGACTATCCCGCGTTCACAATCAACGCCAAGGACGGATCCGAGTTCACCGTCGATCCTACCGTCTCTCTCAAGATGGTCGATGGCAACGCCCCGAAGGTGTTCAAGAAGTACCGCAAGGAACTCAACGACATCATCAACGGCACGCTATTCAATTATGTCAAGGATGCCTTCCGCATTCAGCTCAACAAGTACACTACAGACCAGATTGTCAGCAACCGTGACATGGTTGAACGTGCCATCGAGGCACAGCTTAGTAAAGCACTCGCCAAAGAGCACTTCCATCTTGAACAGCTTACGTCTGGCCTCAAGTACCCTAATTCCATCGTACAGGCCGTCAACCAGAAGAACAAAGCTATTCAGGAGGCACAGCGAGCACTCAACGAGGTAGCCGTCAAGAAGGCGGAAGCAGAAAAGATGCTCGTACAGGCACGAGCCGAGCGAGAGGCCAATGAACTCAAGTCCGCCTCACTTACCCCAGCCATCCTCAAGAAGATGTGGATTGAAAAGTGGGACGGCAAGCTTCCCATTTACGGCAACGTACCACAGATGATGATTACCAAGTAACCCACACTCCTCCTGTCCCTTTACACCTCATTTGGGGCAGGAGGACCTAAAACTCATATCGCAATGAAATTGCTTGGATATATTCTTATTGGCTACAGCATCGTATTAATCATTATGGCCATCACGCTAAACCTCATAGTCGAATACGGCCCATTCGCAGGCTTCTTATTCTTCGCATTTTCCCTCTTTATAGTAGGCATCATCCTCATAAAACTCGGCAAAAAGAACACTGATTCATGAAAATTAATTTAACAATCGAATAAGCCGACAACGGAATGGTTGTCAGGTCTGACGAGTACGTATCGGTAATAGAAAACACCCATTCCGCAGAAGAAGGAAGAAAAGACAACCTTGTCCATGAACTCGGACGTATATTCTTCCAGCATGTCAATTTCGTCATGAACGAAGAAATAACAAACAATGTTGAAGTGGAGATAGAGATAAATAAAACCGAATAATATATGAAAAAGATAATGTTCAACGACCGCTACGGTCTCACCCAAGCCGTTCTCGAAGGCCGCAAAACCCAAACACCTAGAGCTGCCTATCCCCGCTAGAACATCTATCCTCACTATCATAAAAAACGAATGCATGGAAAAAACATTTGTCGACAATGTATACAATGCCACCAATAGATAGGCCCAAACAGGCCCAGTAAGGCTCAATACACAAGTCAACGCCCTCTCCCCACTATCCTCTGGGGAGAGGCAAAAACAAGAAAACATGAAGCAATTAAAAGACATATCGCAACTGACTCCCGGCTGCACGATAACAAAGATCCACAACGGAGAGTTTCAGACTTGGGGGTATCTTATGTATCATCCGCACAATAAGAAATATATCCTTGCCTTAAACGCCTGTACTCAAGAAGCTGATAAGCTCTACGTCCCCAACATGTTGGAGTGTGGACTTTATTGGGTCGGCGAATACGATTCTAATTTTGTCTTACGGGAAAGAATCAGACAATATGAGTGTAAAATCGAAAATCTTAAAGCCCGTATAAGAAACAACAATGAGAACAATCAGATTTAAAGGTAAGAGACGTGACAATGGAGAGTGGGTTTCAGGAGATTTGGCCCATTCTTTAAATGGTAATTTGAACATACTGGCTTTTGATACGCAAGACGGTGTTGTCGGTTTTACAGGGGTGCATTCAATTGACCCCTCCACCGTCTGCCTATTCACCGGAATGAAGGACATCGAAGGCAACGAAGTTTGGGAAGGTGACATACTTGACGGACAGCTTAATGGTGAAGTGGTCTTCACGTCAGGCACGTTTGCTCTTCACCCCATTGACTGTAAAGAAAAAGAAGTGTTCGCTCCTCTGTATTACTTCAGTTTAGGAAACAGAACATTAGACCTCAAAGTCATTGGTAACAAATTTGACAAATAGACATTATGACAACAAATGAAGCATACCAAGTACAAGGTTGAAGAATTCGCCAATCTCCATCCGAAAGCCGTCACGCCATGCCCATTCGGGGTCAAAGGCAAGACGTATACCATTATAGGCGTAGGTGGCCTTGGCTGTCAGAGATGCAAATACTTCCATCATATAGACAAGGCTAATCAAACAGTATATTGTAACTTTAAAAAATAAAAACAATGCAAAAGGTAACAAAAGTATCATTAGTGCAGCGCATCATCGAGCGCATCTGGGGAAAGAAATTCTACATCGCCATTGTCGGTACAAAGGGGTCCGATACATACTTCATCAACTCCACTCTCTATCGGTCAAAGCAAGAGGTCATAGACTATAGAGACCATGTCGTTGCTGACCTTCCGTCGCTTGTCTTCGTCGGTTATTACTCCTTCCGCTCGCACAACGACTTCCGTTTCACGCAGGAGAACACACGCCGAATCAACCCCGTTGATTAATAGATAAACATTATATCCGTTTACTTATCAATAATTTTGCGTATGTTCACAAGTTTAATCAGGAAGATAAAGGCTTTCGTCAACAGGAAGTATTATGTGATTTTGGACGGCACAACTGGTAACATCACAATGAGCCAGTCTTTGCGAGATAAGGTCTTGGCTGGTTCCGACGGTTCGATTGCAACATTCATCGTCAAGCAGAACGACAAGTTCGCTTTCACGGCAGCTGACCATCTGAAAGGACAAGCAGAAATACATGAGGCACACGTGGAAGGTGCGGCCTTCACGCCCGACGATCCTTCCGTATCGCATATGCTTTGGAAATACTGCCTGCCCTACAACATCAAGGTCAAGCTGTCCGTAACTCCGGACAAGACCGACTCCGGCATACCTATATACATCATCGAACCGCCTTGTCTTCCGGCAAAGTAAAAATAGATGATAAACGAAATAGGTTTTAATGGTTTGACTTGCTCTCCGTCCGACTACGACTGTTCGGACGGAGAGCTTGCTACGTGTTACAATCTCATACCGGAAGACAATGCCCTTAAGCCTGTCCATGCTCCTGCTGTTGTCGGCAACATAAAACTGCAAAACAAGCAGGTCATTGAGTATTGCCACAAGGGTAATGTCAATGGCGATGTGTACAAGCATTACATTATCCATGACAAATCCGGATCAGGTAATGGTACATGGTGGTGGTGTGATGTGGATGGAGATACGCCCGAAGAAATCGTCCTTGACAGTTTCAAGGTTAGTACTGTCTGTGCAATGGGTAACATCTTGTGCTTCATAGGCGAATCAGGTACGTATTACGCCCTCTGGAAGGACAATACCTATAGAACATTCAAGAAGAAGGACTTTCTCTTTAAAACGGAAATCAGAAAGACTCGGAGTCTCGCTAATGGTACATCTACGTATGTCGCTAAATACAAGAAGGATGAATTCTTGACGATGTACGATTCTGTCAAGTTCGGCAGTACAGATAAGTATCTTTTTGGTTTCTTGAAAAAAACTTCTTTAGAGAAAATACTGAGAGATATTGATGCTGATGTAAACAAAGAGTTGGCAGAAGACGAATCACTTTTTAAATACAACACCTTTGGTGTATGTCTGCTTCGTTTATATGATGGTACGTATGTTGCCACATCAGGCTTCTTCCTTCTGCGTAACACTATAGACAGGACTTTGACGGTTAAAAATACGACTAAAGATTGGGACGGTCCGTCTTGCCAGATGGATATAGCAATAAACAAATACCAAATTTGTGTCAATTTGGGCACTGACAAAATTAAGGATCTGATAACTGGTTTTGATGTTTACCTTAACCTTTCCGATTCGTTGTTGGACATAAGGGAATATAGAAGTGATGCTTTTTATTCGGTCTCGGAAATACCTAATACCACTTATAAACTTGATTTTATCGATTTGAAAAGGTTATACCGGAAAATCGACGAGATGCCGTTATACAAGGTGGCATCCTTTGACATGGACGATATCGGCAAATATGTAGATTTAAAGAGACCTATCGGAACGGAAGAGAGCTTTAACAGCGAAATGCTTAACGCTTTGGATATAGGTGCGTCAGGTGGCTATCTATACAACAACCGACTGCATTTGTTTGACTACAGTAAGATTTATGCCATTAAGGATCATCCGTTTGTACAGTATGCTGACAGCAATATGGACAATGTTGAAGATGTTGAGTTTATTGCTGAACATTCTTTGGCTGACGGCAAGAAAATATACTGTAGATTTAAAGCCAAGCCTATCATACCTGCTGTGTTCAGTTTGTGTCTGCCAAATTTGGTATCAACGGATTATTATAAAAAAAAGGGAGAAGAGTGTTATTGGCAAAGAGTTTTATACTATAATTCCAAAACCTACCCTTGGAGCATATGTGCCTCGTATGATAAAGGTATCTTCGGTGATATTCAAGATTTCTCGCATTATTCTCCCATTGAATACAACGAGAAGTTGGCGTTAGCCGAAAAATCCGATATGGTGGTTTCTTCCTCACAGTCATCCATCCTTGTTTCGAAAGCGGAGAATCCCATGGTCTTTCCTGCCAAGAATTCCGTCAGTGTAGGTTCTTCTACCATACGTGCTCTTGCTGCCAACACACAGCCGATATCCGAAGGCCAGTTCGGTGACGCTCCATTGTACGCATTTACGGACGAGGGAGTGTGGATGCTTATGTTGGATTCTGAAGGTGTCTATCAGTCACGCCAGCCCGTCAACAGGGAAATTTGTACCAATACTTCAGGAATACTTCAGACCGATGACGCCATTCTCTATGCCTCCGACCGGGGCATCATCATGCAGCAGGGACGTTCCTCCAAGTGTATCACGGAGGCTCTTGACGATTATCCGTTTGACTACAACACGATGCCACATTCCAGGGAGATCCTTGCTACAGGCGAGATACCTTCCATAGGTGTTGCTTACCGGATGCCGATACGCCAATATCTGAAGGAGGCAGAAATGGTCTTCGACTATTACAATTCACGCCTTGTCCTGTTCAATCCCAACTGCAAGTACGCATACATTTACTCTCTTCGCAGTGGTATGTGGGGCACAATACCAAATACATTCCGTAGCAGAGTCAACATATATCCGCAGGCTTATGCCGTCAACACCGATGGCCGTATCGTTGACTTGTACAATCCTGATGCTGACGAATACGTGCCTTATTTCTTCTGCACCCGTCCGATGACATTGGATGCTGCCAATGTCCACAAAACCATATTCTCTCTTATAGTGAGAGGATATTTCCAGCCGGACGTTAAGAAATGCGGCATTGCGCTATATGCGTCCAACAATCTCTTTGACTGGGTCTTGGTCAGCACATCAGCCACTCAGTATCTTAGAGGCATTGCAGGAACACCTTACAAGTATTTCCGCATAGCCTGTATCGGCAACCTGCGTCCGGAAGAAAGCATAAGCGGTTGTTCCATTGACGTTCAGCCGAGATGGAACAACAAACTGAGATAAACATCAGTCAAAGTAGTGACCTACGATGTGCACGTTGCCCGTGCTTTTCTGAACGGCTCTCTCCATCCGCTCCTCAGCGTCAAGAGCCAATGCCGCGAACCGCTCCGCTCCATCTGGGTGGACGATGATAAGATATTGCTCCAACACCTTGTTGACAATATACTTGTGGGCGTATGTCATCAATGTGTGTGCCGTGCCGTCCGGTATGTCATCCGGCACAATCATAGCAAGGTAGTAAGCGTCCTGGTCATTGACCGGTGAGCCTGTCATTATGCGCCATTCGTTAGTGTCAAACTCGCTGCCTTGCAGCTTGTGCTTGGTCAGGGCGAAGAGCGTCTCCTTACAGTCCTCCACGGCCTGATCCAACAGTCTCGCGGTCGTTTGTATATTGCCTTCCTGGATGATGTCGTAGATATTATGTTTCTCATGTCCGCCTTCCTTCTCGTCCACGGGCAGACTGTCAGCATAGATGTATGCAGCGGATTCTATGTCTCCGTACAGTTCCTCCTTGAGGAGCTCCACCACTATTCGCTTCTGGTTGCATCTGCAGTCGCATCCGCATTTCATATCACAGCATTTCATAATCTGTATCTATTTGGTTTTACACGTTTGTTAAGAGCCTTGCGTATTCTCAGCAAGGCATTCAGTGCCAACTGGGTGTACCCTCCCACCTCATCCTTGGATGTTATGTTAAACCATTCCGCAAGGGTATTGTAGACAATATAGTCATGCATGGCTGTACTGAGAGTCTGCTTGCAGGAGAAGTCGTAGTTGGACGGCATTTTCAATTTGATGACTATCGGCTGAGCCTCAGCGGTCAGTTTGTCGTCGGTTTTACGTCCTTCCTCGGATATGTCGGTTTCCGTATCAAGGATGTATTCAGACACCTCCATTGTCAGCGACTGATATGCGGTCTCGATAGACCGCAGCATCTGCTCGTTGTCCTCGTTATCGTCACCTATCTGCATATTGCTGACCGCAACCGCATTGGTGTCGGTCTGCCGCGAACGTCCTGCAAGATGCGTCTTGTTTTGAATGTCGAAGATAAGTTCGCTCTTGTCAAGCGTTATCGTCAGATTGTTCTGTCCCATCTGCTGTCGGTTTTGTCTCTATTGTCGGTTTATACTGTCTCCGCGTAGGAGCTGTCTTATGATACACCATCGTCATTATCTCGTTAAGATTGTTCTGTGCGAGAGACGTATAGTACTGGGTGTTGTCAGGGTCTGCAATGGCACTCCATTTTGACATGATGCTGTTGACAAAGTATGTGCTGCACAATGATTCCAAGGCTTCCGTCATCGCCTCGTTGAATCTGCCGTATGTAAGGAGTTTCACATTGTATGTAGCAGGATTCTCAATGATGCATCCCATCTGCACAGTATCCACTTTCCCACGCAATGCGTTTGTCAATGTCTCTGCCGTTGTTTTCCACATCTTGTCAAGCATAGCCTCATCCACCTTTGCCATTGCTATCCTGCCGTATGCACCTTCCTTCAATGTCTTTTTCTTGCTTGCCACGTATGCCGACAGCCTCATCAGGCGTTCCTTAACGTCTGACGGGTTCACACTGACTATAGTCCTGCCCTTGTCGGCAGCAGGGTCTGCAGGTGTAATCGGTATCTTGTTTGTATCTGCCATATTAAAGAATATTCGTTTCCTGCAAATTTAAATGATTAGCTTTGCATTTCTAACATATTCATTAAACTTTTATGGAAATACTACTTAAGCGTATAGCAAGAAAGAAGAACTACACCATCGGCAAGTTCTATGTTGACGGTGATTATGTGTGTGACACACTTGAGCCGACTGACCGCGGATTGGATTCCAAGATGAGCATAGCGCAGCTCTCAGGCCTCAAGCAGAAAGGCAGGACCGCTATCCCCACTGGCAGGTATATGGTAGCCATGAACATGGTGTCTTCACGCTTCGGCAACCGACCTAAATATGCTTTCTGCAACGGACGCTTGCCCAGACTTCTCAATGTTCCGGTCTTTGACGGTGTGCTTATCCATATCGGCAACACTGAGGCTGATACAGCCGGATGCATACTTGTTGGCGAAAACAAGGTCGTAGGTAAGGTCATCAATTCCACAGAGACTTTCGCTAAGGTCCACTCCATCCTCAAGACTGCCAAGGACAGGATTTACATCACGATCGTATGAAAAAAGGAAGCCGTCTTCACAGACAACTTCCTTCAGCTAAGAAAAAACCTTAATAAATCATATAACTACTACACTAACCTTATTTATTACCCCTCAAACACTTTGCTAAACCCAAGCCCACCAGAAAGGACATGACGGATATGAATATGGTGTCCTTTATCGAACACTGGATACCCGTCTTCTTTTCCGAGACCTTATCATGGTCCGATTCCTTGTCTTTGGACTTGTATTCCTTCTTACCGGATGTCTTCTCCACTCCCGTGCTGTCGCTTGTATTGCTGACTCTGTCACGCCAATGCCATTCGCTCTTGCCTATGACATTGCCGTTTGCGTCCAAAGTCAACGCTACGGAATCCCTGATTCTGACCGAGTCCTTTACGATGTTGGTGAAACGAAACCTTATCGAATCAAGTGTATGCAGCCAACAGGTGTCATGCAGCTCCGTCCTTTTCCAATCAGTCTCTCTGACTGTCTTTTTTGTGGCGCACCCTGCAAGTGTCGCCACAAGCATGATGACTGTCAATGTCCTTTTCATTCTGTAATGTTTTTAATGCCCTTTGCAGATAAACCTCCACCATACTGATGTCACAATGCGTCAGATGCAGTTTATGCCCTATGCTGACCATATCGTCCTGATCAGCGTATACATTGAAGAGACTATTGTTCCAAAGCCACATACTTGACTTGACAGCCCCAAGCGGTTTCGCAAGCAGTTCCGGCTTGACCACAACATTTCCGACACGATGCACCTTGTTGTACTCCTGGTAGTTGTCCTTGCCCTTAAGCAGGAGGAGTCCTCTGCCTTTGTATTTTGCTCCGTCACCCTTTTCGCTGTTTCCGTATTTGTTGTCATACTTGGCAAAATCCTCGTCATTGCCTAATTCTGCCACTCGTCTGAACTGTAAGCTGACAAATGCCACAAACGCAAGATAGTAAGCCATGCGTTTGGGCGTGTTTATGTCAAACCGTTCCGCATAGCCGTTGATGTAGTTCGCATAGTCCAGAATCTTGCTTCCGGCTGCTGGCATGATTTCTTCCAACTGGGCGTTGGTCACCTTTTCAAGGTTCTTTTCTTTCCTTTTCCGATTCATTCCTGTATTCCTGATATTTTTTAAACAAAGGTATCTTGTCTATGAACTTGAATGTCAAGACATAATATATGAAATCCACCAGTTGATACCAAGGTGTGCCGGGTATCAGGATGTTCCTCCAGTTGCGACATATGTTTGTGGTGAACAGATACATCGCAGCCACGCATACGTATCTCACACACGTCACTGCCTGTTCATCAGTCCGCAGGAAATGCCCTACAACGAACAGTGAGGCTATCGTGACGAAGAATATGGCGCAGCAGACAAAGAACATCCCTGCCTTCTTCCATGACCATTTCTCGTCGTTAAACCTCGCTGCTACCAGTCCGAACAAGAAGTTCACTCCGAAGAGAATGATCATCCCCAACATAAAGTCCTTTATGGGGGCGAGGAGCGTGAGAAACGCCCATAACATACCTAATACCAAACCTTTTATGTCGTTCATTTGTTATCGTTTTGTTTACGCAAAGTTAACGGATAATGACCGTTGCCAATCATTATCCGTTAATCCTTAATCAACATATCGTATGCGCTTGAAGTTTCCTCTCGCATAGATATCGTCCTTCTTCTTGTGCTTTTTTTTAGCTACGCCATGTCGGTATATGTCGGACTGCTCCCTGCCCATGGATTCTGTAGCGATGCCGAAACCATTGGTGTTAACGGCATCCTTCTCGTTTGTTGTGTCTTCAGCTAACATAGTTGTATTATTGTTGTGATTCTTCTGCCAATGGTGCTCCTTGCTGCTCAGACGGTATGCCCTGTCCGCTCATCATCTGCTGCAACATAGCCTGTGCCTTGGCGTTCTGAGGCAACTGTGCCTGTATCTGCTGCTGCAGATTCGGGTCTATCTGCGGCATCTGACCGTTCTTCTCGTAGTCCTCCTTGGCTGACTTGATGCACTGAAGGAGTTCGTCACCGAACGGGAAGTCACCTACCTGCAAGAGCCATTCAAGCTGAATCGCACCCTTTGCCCACAGCTGCATAAGGAAGTCGTTCGCGATCTGCCTGTATGCAGGGGTAGATGTAGACTCAGTGATATTGATGTCGAATTCCACATCACGGATACGTTTCGGGTCATACTCTATCACCTGTCCTGCCCTGCCTACAATGTTGACAGTCTTCTTCGTGTCGTAGTACTGTTGTATGTTCTTCACGTCCTTGTACGCTCCGTCGATGACAAACTGCGAGAAGGTCTCAAGGATGTCAAGGAGGGACATGGTAGCGTTCTGCGTCTGCTGCGCGTAGAGGCTGCCGCTCGTACCGCTCACACCCGGCTTGCCCTGCAATGCTCCGTTCACGCCGCTGATGTCCTCGAAAAACTTGAGCTGCATACTCAGCAGATCTCCGATGCCGATGTTCGTGCAGTTGTTGGCTATCTGCTGCGGAATCTGTCCTGACTTGCTTGGCTTGAATCTTACGATGCCGTTGAATCTTGACCATTCGTCAGCGATATCGCTCCATGACATATCCTTCGGCTTTGCGTCATCCGGTATGAGCAGCATACCTTTGGCGGATGCACGAAGAATAAAGTCATACATCATTGTGAGTCTGTTCACGTAACGCTGCTGGTCAATGACATCCTCCACAAACGAATGAATCTCGCCGTCAATAAACGGATAGAACTTGAAGACGTAAGGATGTTCTCCATGGTCGTATGGTGTTTCTCCTTCACGCAGGATGTCCCCGAACGGTGTCAGATAATAGAAGTACCAATAGTCATCCATAAACCACTCTGTAGTGATGATGGGGACCTCACTTTCGGGCATTCCGGCTTCAAGGCATCTGCGCTTCCTTTCTGCGTTTTCCTTCAGCACAAGTTCCTCGTAGTCCTCAATCTCTATCTTGTAAGCGTCACCGTTGTTGTAGTCATGGCAAAGGTATCTCGGCTTGTATTCCTTCCTCCACACCTCAATGACACGGCATAGGTTCGGGTTGGACGGTGAGAAGAAGTCAAGGTTACGCAGTTCGTACTGGCCGAACTTCTGGAAGTTGTCCGCTATACGCTCGTTGTAAGCCTGTGGCGAATAGATACTCCTCAGCCTTTTCACGTCCTCCTCACATTTGGCGAATTCCCGCTGCACCTCAAGGAACGACACGTCATGCACCTGTCCGAGACAGCTCACGTCAAAACCTCTTGGGTCTTTGAAGTTGTTGTCAACGAAGAACGTATTGGGACTTACCATTTCTGTCCAGCACTCCAGTCTGCCCTGCTGCCATCCGTATTTCTTCTTCTGCACAGCTGCGCCGCTTATGAGGAATTCCTCCATGGTTCGGGCGTCCAGCTCGCTCTGCCTGTTGACGTTACGGCAATATTGCAGCACGACGCTCATTGTCTCACCGTATTTCTGCTCGTCCTTGTCACGGGCAGTACAGGTAGGCTCCTTCGACTGTGAACGATACACACCGAGCACATTCTTGACCAGTCGTCTTATGAGGTTGTTTTTCAAGGGTATGTTGCCTTTCGAGCGTATCAGGTCTTCTTCTCTGACACGTCTCCTGATGCCACATCTGCTCCTCACTTCCACGTAGTCATCCCATTGTCTGCCGTAGTTGTAACGCTTGCACCGCTCCCTGCGTTCACGGAAGTCCTGCATATTGTTCCAGTATCTCTGCGCTTCAAACAGTATGCCGTATGCCCTTCGCCAAGGATGCGTCTCAACACGTGATGCCTTGACGCTGTCGAGGACATCCATGTCGGCAACCTTGCTGAGTGCTATCAGTTTGTCTTGCTTTCTCGTCATTATTCCTCCTCGTTATTGGTATTGTTTGGACGTATTGTCGCCTTGTTTCCGGTCAGACCCTGAGCCACTGACAGCAATGCTGATGCCGTCTCCGTGTCACCAAGGGTCATGCAGGTCAGATATCCGGTCATATAGACCACAGCGGATTTCAGCTTTTCCGGCAGAGCGATGGTTTCCTGACCTTCGTTTTCGATTTTCGGTAGAGGCAGATACGTACCCGTCTCGATAGGGTCATAGTCTTCTTCCGTGCTTCCTCCCACTTCCGAGGAATAGAGCATCACCTCCAATTCCCCGTCCGCACCTTGCTGTACTACAGCAACCGGACGCTCCGGGTCACCCATCACACCACGTATGTGTGATGTCTGATAAAGGGCCTCCTCCTCATTCTCGTCAACTATCCTTGCAGCCCTGCTCCAGGATTCCAGCTTTATTCGGATTAGCCTCAACGTGTCAGACGGCAGCTTTATCCTATATACATAGAGAGAGTTGTCCACCTTTACGCATTCACGGCCGGACAGCACACCCGCTCCCCATCCCTTGCCGGAAAGCATGGAGAGAGGAGCGTTTGATTCCACCAATGTGGCAGCATCCACCAACTTGCTCCTTATGATATCCTTCTGCTGAAGGGTATCCACATCACCGACATCTACGAGCGTAGTGTCCTGTGCGTTGCGGTCCATGCAGACCTTCACCTCCGCAATAAGTTCTGTAACGCTGTAGTTCTTCATAAGCCTTACTTGTCTATGTCAAGACCTTGCAGTTTCACACCGCAGGATTCTGCCTGTGCCAGAATCTCCTCCTTGGTCTTCATCTTGCTTCGTGATATGCCGAATTTTTCGGCAAGCCAGTCCTGCGCTTCGGTGAACGTCTGTACGATATGCACGTCCTGCTCCTGTTTCTTCTGTGCAGCCTTACGCTTGTTCTTCTTTGCCTGCTCCGTTTCGTCAATTGCCGATTGCAGGTATATCTTGCTGCCGAACCACGGATGAGACTCTATGGCTTCCTGTTCATCCTTATCCGTAGTCGTATAGGTGCTTGTGCCGTTTGTCAGCGTGTCAAACGCAATGTGGTATCTTGAGCCTTTGTTAATGCATGAGATAACCACGCTTGTATATGCCTTGTATGTCTTTATCATGTCTTTGAAAGAAAAAAGGGGACAGGGATTCGCATCCCCATCCCCAGCTGAACAAATATGAATGAATCGAATAATTAGGCGTTGCCCAACTCAAGACGTGCGTGAGCCATCGGGTATTTGAGGTACAGACAGCTTACCTCCTGAATAACCACTGCATCAGAGTTGCGGATTCCTGCCTTCTTGAGGTCAAGGACGTTACGATACCAAGGTATGTATGTCTTCTTGACGAGGAATTCGGGGTCCATGGCGAATGCCTTGTCGGACATGCCGTTCATGTCCATCAGCTCCGAATGGATGACGAGAAGCTCACCGAAGTCGGTCTCCCAAGACTTGAACTTAAGATTCCATACCTCTACAGTGTCCTTAAGGCGGAACTTCTCAGAGCGGATCTTTGACAATGCGCTCACCACGTCTGAACCTGCAATGACCACCTTGCGCTTGTTGCCGATACCGGTTCCGACAAACAAGTCCTTCGAGAGGTCCACAAGCTCGTTGTCCCAGATCACATAGTCGTTCTTGTCGAAGCCGACCTTCTGGTCTTCCTCCGTTGCCTTGTGTCCGATCTGCACATCCTTGCCGGCCATCCACCAGATACCCTTCGTGAACCACTGCGCCATATTGTCCTTTGTCACGTGACGGATGCATCCCATATCACCGAACATAAGGCTGTTCTCCATTGCGAGTCGCATATCGTAGATTGAGTCCTCCTCCAAGTCAGAGAAGTCCCAGTTCACCACCTTGTCAGCGATTTTGTCGAAGGTGGACATTTCCACCTGAATCATGAAGTTCTGACAGTACTGCATCTCGCCTGTCGGCAGATTGTTGAAACGTCCGGTCTGAACGTCCAGCTCGCCACAGCTCTTGGCCATTCGGATAAGAACCTGTCCTGCCGACAGCTGCGGAATGCCAAGAGGCTGACCGTTCACGTCATTGCCGTTGACGGCATACACGATAGGCATGCCGTTATCGTCTCTTCCGCAAACACACAGAACGAGGTCCGGGATGACCAGCTTGCTGTTTTTTGCCTTAAGGTCTGCGTATGCCTGTCCCTTGTAGTTTGTGACAGCCTTTACGCCGACCACACGGATGGTATCGTCAAGCGTAAACATTGTAGGGTCCTCCACCTGAAGAACCATAGACGTGCCCGTACTCTCCTCTGTCCCAACCTTTACCTTTGTCTTGATGGGACGGGTGCCGATAGAATAATACTTGACCTCGAACGATGTGGCTTTCTTTGCGTCAGCGAATCGTGATATCTGGTCAACGGGTGTTGCCATCGGTCGAATCTTGGTAATCTTGTCATCGATGTCCTTCGAGTAGAAGTCCATGTCACCCTGGGCTTCCATCGCCTCACGACCGCCCGAATCCGTTGAGATGCCGTCATTGCCGTTACCTGCACCGCCGTTGCCTTTGCCACCTGCCTCAGACGTGCCGCCCGCCTCAGACGCTGAACCGCTTGAGGTGACACCTGCATCGGGCAGGTCTGCACTGTTCGCCATGATAACCTGTCCGTTCACCCCGAAGAGACAGGCAAGAGCCAGCAAGAGCCAGCTCATTGATTTTCGAAAAATTTTAGTCATCTTATTTACATTAATGGATTATTAGTTCATCTTGATGCGCTTCTCGTTACCTGCCTCGTAGATGTTACGCTTTCGTCCCATCCGGCCGAGAGCTCCCATTCTTTCGTTCTCAAGGTCAGTGACTCTGCTGTCCGCTCCGGAAGAACCGAGGTTTGCCGTGCCGTCACTCTTCTTGCGTAACTTCAGCCTCTTGCCGATGTTGGCGTTACGTCCCTTCACCTCGCCTTCGTGCGCAGCCTGAGCCACGTCTTCGTCATGGCTTGCTGCAAGACGGAACATGTCAAGAGCCTCTTTGGTAAACTTGCCTTGGATGACATCGTTGGCCACCGAGAACAGCTTGCCGATAAGCTCGTTTGTGACTTCTTCGCCAAACTCCTCGTCAAACTGCCTGAAGACAGCCATACTCGCCTCCATGTTCTTTTCGTAGTCCTCCTGAAGCTTGTTTCCGTCACTGATCTTCTGAAGGTATTCCTCCTGCGCTTCCGCTATCTCGTCTGCGTTAGCCGGGTCGGTCAGATAGTCCATGAACTCGTCACCGTATTCACGCACAAGGTTCTTGACCGGATGCTCTCCCTTGCGCCAGCTCTGAAGGAAGGATGCTGCCTTAGGATTGCTCAGGAACATATCCGAGAAAGTCTTCTCGTTCTCCTTGTACTGTCCGAGCTGCTTCTGGTCTTCATCGTAGTCCTCGTTGATGGCTCCGTATATCGACTCGTCATCCGGATAGTCTACATCAGGATGTCGGGCCTTGAGTTTCTCAAGGGTAAGGTCTCGCTTGCTCTTCACCGACTGTGTGGCTGTTGCACCTGCGTTTTGTTTTGGAACAATCATATTTATATTGTGTTTTGATTTTTTCAATCCCAAAATTAAGCCATTTGTGTCACGCTTGCCTTTTATCCGTTAATAATGAGAGATTAGCTTGTAGGTTCGGCTGATTTTTCATATCTTTGTGGTATATCTCAATGAAATATAAGGGGTCACAATTCGAATACAAGTTCGAACGGGACGCTGACCTGTTGAGAGCCTACCGGGAACAACTGGCTATAAGACACAACATCAGTCTGACGGAGATTGCGTCTGCTATCGCAAAGTCTCCGTCCAGACGCTTTTGGGTGTCAGAAGAACGAGCCTACATCGTTGTTTCCGACATGATTAAGGGGAAGTCCATAGAGACCATGAGCAAGACCAAGCAGGCTATGTTTGGCGAGATTTACCGCAGATATGTCATTTATCAGAAGCAATTGCCAACAATGTCCAAGCGTGACATAATATGGCATATCTGCAATGAGGAAGCTCCGGAATTCTACCTTACTCCCAAGTCCGTTATCGTTATACTCCATAAGGCGAGAAAGGAGGAGAAGAAGAGATGCGCAGAACGTTTACGCAGAAGGCATGCTATGTCCTTGCTTCACTGATCACACTCCTGTCTTTCTTTCCAGCCTACAGGATGTCGCTCCATTCGGGATGTTCCCTGACGGAGCGTCTCGCATATCCGTTTTTCCACGCCAACATCTTCCATGCGCTGCTCAACCTTTACGTTCTCCGTCAATGCATGAAGAGCCGTTGTGTGGGATTCTCACTCTTTGTGTTCTACCTTATAGCCGTATCATATCCGATGGCATCCACAAGGCCGATTGTAGGTCTTAGCGGTCTCATCTATGCCTATATGGGATATCTCGCTCCTCTGGTCGTACACAAGACGCGTTATCACCTCACCATCCTCGCCTACCTTGCCGTAGGTCTGATCATTCCGTGCATGGCATTCGGTGTCCACGCCTATTGCTATGCATTAGGTCTGATATGGGGATACCTAACACTGCCGTTATGGAAAGACAGGTAGAGGTGCTGCTTGTTCTCAATGAAGAGAGAATCAAGGATCAGGAGAAGACGTTCGACCCTCTGACTGGCGAAGGGTCCATAGGCAAGAGAAAGAAGTTTGTCTGTGACGGTATGCCGTTCAAGGAGCAATGGTTGCCAGTCGATATGTTCCTCTATCCGTTGGTCAGGCGTTTGGCGAAGTTCAAGTCCGTTGACGCTTTCCTCGTTGACCTTGGCGTCACCCCCAATCCCGATGACAGGGCCAAGGTAGTTGAACAGTTCGTCCGCATCCGTATCGCTGAGGATGTGGTGTTCTGGTTCGCGTCCTTCTGCTACATCAAGCAGAAGGGAGGCGGAGAGGATGTCCTCTTCCGTCTCAACCGACCGCAGCGCAAGCTGATCGAATGGTTCGAGGATTGCAGACATCAAGGTGTGCCCATACGTCTTATCATGCTCAAGGCTCGACAATGGGGTGGCTCCACTGCCGTACAGCTCTATATGGCATGGCTGCAGCTGGTGCAGGAAACGGGTCTCAACTCGCTTATCATCGCTCATGTCAAGGACACATCCGTTGAAATCAAGGATATGTTCGACAAGCTGCTTACCGCTTATCCGGTACGCTTGCTGCATGAGATGGACGAACCGTACAACGAAAACGAGCCTAAGCAGGTCGGTGTCGGCAATGCCACCAATATCAAGCGTATCCCTCAGCGTAACTGCAAGATAAAGATAGGTACGGCCGAGAAGCCGGATTCCTGCCGAGGAGGCGACTATAACCTTGTGCATCTTTCAGAGGTAGGCTTGTGGAAAACCACTGAAGGTAAGACTCCCGAACAGATTGTCCGTTCTGCCCAAGGTGGTATGAACTACACTCCCAACACAATGGTCGTTTACGAGTCAACAGCCAACGGCACGGGCAATTTCTTCCATCGTGAATGGATTTCCGCCGTCAAGGGAGAGTCTAAGTTCAAGCCTTTGTTCGTCGCTTGGTACGAGATAGAGAAGAACGTCCTTCCCTTTGCCTCGAAGAAGGAGAAGGAGACTTTCGCAAGTAAGCTGTGGCAAAACCGGGCGAACAAGAATGCCATGTCTGACCGAGAGGAGCCGGGACGCTATCTCTGGAAGTTGTGGAAGATGGGAGCTACCCTTGAGGCCATCAACTGGTATGTCATGGAACGAAGCGGTTATCATGACCATGCTGATATGGCAGCGGAGTGTCCGTCAGACCCGATCGAAGCCTTCAAGCATTCGGGAGCAAGGGTATTCGATGAATATGCAGTTGAGAAGTTCCGTTCTGCCTGCAAGGACCCCAAGGAAGTCGGGGATGTCTATGCCGAGAGCCTGTCGGGAGCAGACAGTCTTACCGGCCTCAGATTCGTTGAAGACCATCAAGGTCTGCTATGGATATGGAAGCATCCTCAGAAGTTCGATGATGTCACCATCGAAAACCGTTATGTTGTGGTGGTCGACATCGGTGGCACATCCAACAAGTCCGACTGGTCTGTCATTGTTGTCTTCGACAGGTATCCGATGATTTTGGGGGACGGTCCGGAAGTCGTTGCACAATGGTATGGACACATCGACATGGACTTGTTGGCTTGGAAGGCGGCACAGATAGCCACTTATTATGACAATGCCTATCTTGTCATCGAGTCCAACACCCTTGAGACCAAGGACAAGAACCGTTCTGTGGAAGGTGGAGACCAGTCGGCATTCATCCTTGACGAGATAAAGGACACGTACGAAAACCTCTATGCAAGAGGTCAGTCCGCAGAAGACATCAGAACGAAAGCTCCGGTCAAATACGGCTTCCATACCAATGTCAAGACCAAGCCGGAGATTATCTCTACGCTCAGACAGGTCATACGTGACAAGGCTTACATAGAGCGTGACAGCAGATGCCTTGACGAATACCTTACATACGAGAAGGACTCGTCCGGTGCTTACAATGCTGTCATCGGAAAGCACGACGACCTGCTTATGACAAGAGCCATAGGCTTACACGTAATCCTTAAGCAGATGGAGTTCCCCGTCATGGTGAAGCTCGCTGCCACCGTTTTGCAGGAATATGTTCCCGTTTCGGAAGCAGACGTTTAGTTATCAACTCTAAAACATAATATTTATGAACATCATCAAGAAACTTTTCCTTCGTATACGTGCGGAGATTGTGTATGCAAAGGCCAAGGCTGTAGCGGACAGAAAGGCTGGGCAATACCCGCCGCTCACCTATTTCGTACTTCCTATGGAGTCTGGCAAGCTGATTGTTGTCGACTACAACCAGTTCTGTGAAATGCGCAGATGGGGACAGGCTCCCAAGGACGCCAAGCCGAAAGACCTTTACAAGGACTGTGTGTACCATACCAAGTGTATGTCGGACAAAGGAAAGGCGTCACACAAGCGCAAATACCTCAAATGGAAGGGACTTCTGTAGACAGCAAGAGGACAAGAGCGCAAAACTCCTGTCCTCTTTTTCATTTTTGCTGATTCGCTGTTATCCTGAATTACCTATTACCTATTACCTATTTGTTCATCAGCCCTGCCGCCTTCATTGCCGTTATCAATGCGTTCACTTTCAATACGACAGAAGACAGCGAGGCGTTTGTTGCCAGAGTTGCCTGGGATGCCATCTTGGATGTGGGGATGTTGTCAAGGCTATATTCTTTCTCGGCTGTTCCTGCCAATGTGAAATGCCAGCCCGGAGTCCCTTGCGCAATGCCTCCGGAGGCGAAGCTCACCTTTGCCAAGGAGTTCGACAATGACAGCACGCCCTTGATGTCGCCTACGCCGAAAGCAAGGCCGCTTGCGTATTTCTGCGCGTACCATGCAGGAGCGTTATTTGCACCTTTGACCACCTTGAGCCATGTGCCTTTTGCGTAGTCGTTGCTTATAGCGCTCCAGCCTCCCGTGGTGGCGTCCTTCAATGTGACGCTTACGTTGTTAAGGGATGTGATGTTATGGTTGTGCGTTGAGGTCGCATACGTCGTCTTCAGCTTAGCCACAAGATGGGAGAGTCCTTTATCGTCAAGATATGCCATAGTAGTAGTATATTGAGCCACGCCCACCGATAAGGTGAGCGTAGCGATGAATTAAAACATTAGAACAATGTGTTGATGTAGGTCTCGTCTATCCTGCCGTTGATAAGGACAAGACCGCCTGACGTAGCGTCAAGCATATACAGGCTTGTGCCCATTGAGTAAATCTTTCCTGCTGTAGGCTTGGTCAGTAAGCCGGAAAGAGTGCCATACATGTTTCCGCCACTAAGCGCACCGTACTGTGTCGAGCCGACAACCTCAACAAAACACTTCTTGGTTGTGTTGAACATTATCTTTCCACGTGTTGCAGAACCTCCCATGGTGGTTTCTCCAGATGTCATTCCGCCGAACTCAACCACGCCGTATGCGGATGTGGGGATAGCGCCCTCCTTGACCCCCAAGGTTTTGCTGTCGTACACACCGTACACATCATCAAGTCTCTTCCAGTCGTCTGCGGAAATGAGACCGTGGAAACCTTCCGAGGCGTCCCACAGATGGCTGTCCTTGACGTGTCCGTCACCGTCAAGAGCGGCTACACCGTTGCTGGCACCCTTCTCCGACCAGGGAATCTGCTTGACGTTAGTTACGTTGCCAAGACCTACCTGGTCTTTGGTTACTCCGTGCGGATTATCCTTTCTGTTGGTGTGGGCGTTAAGATGGGTCTGAACTGTATCTATCCCAGCTTTGACAACCTTGTTCTGCACCGGATTGGTGGATGTGTCACTGAGAGCTGCGTCAACGGTTATCTTTATAGCCGCCTCTCCCAGCTTTTCCCACTTGGTGCCATCGTAGTTGGCCGTATCGCCCGTGTAGAGATATTCGGCATAGACGTTCTGGTTGTCAGTTGTCTTCGAGAGCAGGAGGTATATCTTGTTCTTGTTGATGCCTGTTGTAGGCAGAGCGGAGACAATCTGGAAAAGAGTCGTGTCGATGGTGTTCGGGTCAACCACCTTACGCCAGCCGCTGGTTGCCTTTCGGTCATTCCATGATACCAGTCTGTAGTGTCCGCTGCCCTTTACGTACCACTCCTGTCCGAGAGCCAATGCTGTGTCGGTCTCGCCGGGGTTAAGGAGCTGCCAGTCCTGAAGCTTGATAAGGGCATCAAGGGATGCCACTACTCGGTGACCGCCTATGTGACGTGCATCACCTAACGCAAAACCTGTTGCGGAGGTATTGGCAGGTGCTAATGTATTCGCTTGTTTAAGTGCCATTTTATGTTCCTTTCTTTATGCTATGTCAAGAAATGAGTTATCCTTAAGAGCTCCGGGCTTCTCGGTTCTATAGACGTAATAGTCAATAGCGAGACCCGCTGCATTGGTGACCTTCACCTCACTCTTCACGAAGCCGCCGTTGAGCAGCGGTGTCGCTCCGTTCTGCACAATCTTTGCCAGCTCGCCCATGCTCTTCGGGTAGGCGATGACATAGTACTGTGAGTCGTTTGCCGAAATGCCGCTGAGATGCTGTGACTTGGTGGTGTCAAGTTTTGTGCCTGTCAATGCCTTGATCACATCTGCCGACACGTTGGCGTTCGTGGAAAGTCCGTAGTAGAATCTGCGCTTGAAGACCACATTTGCCGAGGCTGACTTGGTGTCGTTGCCGGATGCCGGCTTCACGTCCTGGCCGCTTACCATAAGACCTGTCTTGGGCGCACCGATGGTCACGCTGACGGATGCGTTAGTAGATGCCTTGCTGACCATTGTGTAAGTGTTGGATGCCACACCGCTTGCAGGGACGACGTTCCAGTTGCCGGTGACCACAGTCGGGTCTTTGTAGCCGTCCGCTCTCGTCCACTTGAACGAACCGCTCCACTGTGCGAGGAAGCCGTCCTCAAGAGTCACGTTGAGGTCGGTCGTGTCCATGGAGGTTACCGCTGCTCCTGCATTGTTGAAGACGCTCCATTTGCCCGACAGTACAGGTGTCGGTAAAGGACGGTTTCCTGCCTTGATGCCCGAAATGAAGTCAGCGTTGGCCTTGCCCTTCTCGCCGGGATAGGCTTTTCCGGCTGTCTCGCCAATAGCAACCTTGTTGTCGGATACCTGCTTGTTTACAAAAGTCTTCAGCACATCAGTGTAGTGCTTAAGACCGTCTTTGTCAAGATATTCTGCCATAATTACTAATTGTTAAATGTATCGTTAATAATACTGTCTATAGTTTCTTTGTCAATGATACCGCCGCCTTGTGACGATACCTCATTAAATGTCTTGTTTTCCTCACTCCATGCATACAGATGCTGCGGGGTCTGGCTTGCGTCCATATACACGCATTCCCTTTTGGGTGTCACTCCTTCATCATCCTGATCTCCATAGAATGCACAGCCTTGGAAAGTACTGTAATACTTGTCGTTCTTCTTTCCGATGAACTTCTTGCGTTGTAAGTCGAAGACAGGAACAGAGTCTGGAATCTGGACTAACGTCTCCAAAGATACAGTTCTGTTGACAAAGCCTTGGAAAGACAGCACCTCCCTGTATTGCGTCGGGATGGCTGATGTGTTCAGGTTGCCGTCATCGTCAGTCAGGTTCCCAAGCGTCTTTGAAATGGAGTCGAATTTCTGCTCCGTCCAATAGTCAAGTCCTGCGCTCCACCTTGACCATGTCATCGGCTGCACACCTTCGGTCTCCTCCTTTTTGGCATTGTAGAACCTTCGGTACACGTAGGAGCGTCCGTCAGTATGAGGAGAATTGGCAGTCAGCTCACCCGTCATTGTCTTGTAGTCGAAGTTTTCAAGCGTGTAGCTTGTCTGCACCACCTGCCATAACTGATGATGGCTGCTGTCGCTCCACATGTCTATGACGCCTACGGGCTTTCCGTTGTCCACAAGACGCAACCGCATGGGCATACCGCCCGTCATATAAGACTTCAGAGTATTGATGTCGGTGATGTCCATATCTCTTATGTCCATATCGGTATTGTCGGGTATTGCGGACGTGCTGAGGTCATCGGTGATGTAGTAGCGGAGGTTGTAGAGTCCCGTAAACTCTCCGTCTATCACTCCTGCGGGGACCATTGTCTGCCTGTTGTCACTGACAATCTGCACGATGCCGCGTTCCTTGCTCGTCAACTGCTTCTCTCCGTCCTTCCATTTCACCTGCAAGCTGTAGTTGCCGATATCCATGGTAGGCGGGATAAGGCATACAACCTCTGACCTTGTGCGTTTCACCTCCTTCAGAACGTAGGTTTCGCAGCAGTAGAAGTCACCAAGCATCTTTACGACAAGGTCTTGCAGACCGAGGACGTTGACGGACGCTGACCGTCTGCTGCCCCATGTCATCTCCACCTTGTCAATAAGCACATGGAGATAGAAGCTGTTGCCTTTAAGTATCTTGTATACCATTTCTTGTTTTTTGCAAAGGTAGGCAAGAATACTCCTGCCTACCTTTTATTTATTAATTGCGCTGCGCTTTTATCTTTTCGAACATCCGGTTGCCTTCTTCCACAAGTTGCACGTACTGTTTGCGTAGTGCTCTGTACTCTTTCATCTTCTCAGGGTCAAACGTAGCCTTGTGTTCGCCGTCCACAAAGCTCTTGACAATGGCGTTCATCTCCTTCTTTACAGAATGAGCCTCCTCCACCTTTCCTGCAAGGTCATAGTACTTGTTGAAGGTGTCCATGCCGGATGGCGTGTTTACGTCAGCCAAGTCGAAGATGTCCTTTGCCGGCTTAATCTTCTGGTAGAGGATTGATGCCTTGGTGTCCTCGAAGTCATCGGCAGGAGTGGAGTGACGCTTGTATACGTCCTCGCCAGTCTGCTGATGAGGCTGATAGAGGTCGGCATTGCCTTCCTCCTTCCATCTCTCGTACTTCTGCTCCTCCTTACGTTGCTTCGCCTTCGGCTCGTACTCCTTCATCTCCTTGTACTCTTCCGATTTGTAGAAATCCTCAAGCACGCTGAAGTTGCCTGTCTTTCGGGCGTCCTGACGAATCACTCCCAATGTATGTGACGAGCGTTGGTATTTCTCGAAGTCCTGCCAATACGCATCACCCTTGTTCTTGCTCTGAGGTCTGTCGTTCGGATTAGCCACAAACTTGCTGAAGAAAGGAATGTCAGCGGTCTTGAAGTCCTTCCTTGTCTCCTCGTCAGAAGCCTTGGTTATAGCTCCTGCTATCTGGGAGCCTAACGTGTACATGCCTCCCAGATACGACTTGAGAAGATGATCTATGACGGCTGGGTTGTTGGCGTACCTTCCCACAGCGGTCTGCTCCACCGGACCCTGCTGCGCCTCGGGATATTTGTTGCCTATCGAATTCATCCACTTTGAATACCTCAGCAGGAAGTCTGGTGTTCCGGCATAAGCTTTCTTGAAGGACGGGTCATACTTGTTGAAGTCACTCTCTCTATAGATCGGCTTTCCGGTGAACGTCACGTTCTGGGCTATCTCCACCAAAGGTCTGATGGCATTTGGCATCAGAGACACCAAGACGTTGCCGTCATAGCTTACAGGGTCAAGCGGAGAGAGGTCTATGATTTGCCCCATGAGGTCGGCAGCATAGTTGCTCCACGATTCCTTGGCGTTCTCTCCTCCCCACATGGCTGATGCCACCATGTCTCCGATGCCGTAGAAGCCGCGGAACTCCTGCGCCAAGGGTATCTTGATGAAGTCATGCGTGAACGGAATCCACAGGATACAGTTGTTGCGTCTGTCAAAAGAGCTGAACTTCCAGTACTCGTCCTTCGGGTTAAACTCGTCATCGTCATCACCGCCGCCTCCTGCTGCAGCGGATGCAAGGTTGAACATCAGCTCGTTGAAGAGAGGCACAAGCATGCCGCTCGCCATCCACGCTGAAGTGACAGCCGTAAACTTGGCTTTGTGGTCCTTCGCCAATGCTCCGAGTGTCTGAAGGGACTGTATGGCAGGATTGATGAAGAGATACAGCTGACGTATTGCCGACATGCCCATCTCGCCCGTTCCCTTTCGGTTGAAGTTGAGCGTCACGTTCTTGGCATCCTGCACTGCCTCTTCTATGCCTCTTCCGTATTCGATGCTTGTCTGGTAGATGGCGAATCGGTTCGAATCCTCAATCACTCTGTTGATGTATTCCACGCTGTCCGCTATCGTATGGCCTACCTTGACCGGATTAAGTCTCGTCCTGCCCATATCCTTCAGGTCACGCTGAATCTTCTCACGGAATGCGTCCACGTCCATCGTTGAGACGAAGCCCGTCTCGCCGCCGTTAATCATGAAGTTCCAGAAGTTCTCCTCCATCTTGGTCGCTTTGTTGCTCTTTACCTTCTCACGCAGCTTTCCGTTCTGATATTCCTTCACAAGTCCGAACATACGCATCTGCACGTCCGGACGCATAAACTTGGTTCTGAGCAGCCAGTTGTAACGTGCATCTTCACGGATGGCTGTCGAAGCAAGGGTCATGGTTGTGTCTCTCGCCCAGTTCGAAGGAACGAACAGCGGAGACAGGGATGTGTAGACCGCTGCCATCTTCCTGCCCAGCCAAGCACAGGCTTTCTCGAAGTTTCCTTCATGCTCCCTTACACGCATTGCCCTTGTGTTGTTGAGAGCCTGTGCGAGCTGCGGGTCTCCGTTCACATAGATGACATACTCTTCGCCATTCTTCATTACACGTACTTCATGCTCACGCTCCTCTGATTTGGTCTGAGGATATTCTATGTTCAGACTGCCTCGCTGTTGGGTAGCGTCACCGCTCTGCTCCATCTGCTCCATCTTTGTCTGGAAGGCATTCAAAGCAGCCTCTATCACAGCCGGGTCGGTCTCGTCTGCCGGGATGTTGGGCGAAGCCGGAATCCATACCTCGTTGCCGAATTGGTCTTTGGTCTTTACATACCATGCCTTGCTTACCGTGAGCAAATCCGTGGGATGGTTCATCGCCATCGTGAGGAAATGTTGCTTCACCCAGTTTCTGTTGTTGACAAGAAAGCCAGACTCAGCCATGTTCATGATGTATGCCACAGGGTCATCGGCAAGAGACTGTCTTCCGTGAGCCTCCTTGAGAGCAGCGTTAAACACGCCACGCCCGCCTCCTGCGTAGTCCCAGACTTCATCCGCTGCCGAGTCGTTCCATCCACGAAGCGGAATGTAATGCTCGTACATTCCTCTTACATAGTCATAGGTTTCGTCCGACATCATTCCTGCGTCATGACTGTTCTTGAGAATCTGCCTTGTCGCCTGTCTTACCGCATCCCACAGTTCGCCTGTCTCATGTCCGTTCTTGCTCTCTATGTCGGCACACAGCTCCGCTGCCTTTTCCTCGAAGTCGGTTTCGTTCAGGAAGAGTGAGGACAGACCTGCGTAGTCCCTTACCACCCCTCCCTTGTCGTATCTGAAGGATTCGTAGTTGCTGCAATAGCTCTTGCGGATGGCATCGTCTGTCCTGCGCCACTGTGCGTAGTCGTATTTTCCTGCCTCATAGTCAGCATCGTTGATAAGTCTGCGAGAGTCTGCCTTGTATTGTCTGTAGGCATCGTGCACCATCTGCGCCCTCAGTCGCTTTGCGTCCGGCTGAGTATTGTCGATGGCTTTCTTTGCCTCTGCCTCCAATGCTGCCATAAACGCCATATGCGCATTACGCTCAAGTCCGTGCTTCGCTATCATATAGTTTGTCACGTTGTTATAGCTTCCGTCCAGACGCTTCATCATGACGTTAAACCATTTGCGCAGTGGCTCGAGGTATTCCTGGTCGTATTGTTCAAACTCGTTCTTCGCCTTGCCGTGACTGTTGTTCTCTGCCATGTAGGCATCCTCAAACGTTCCGACCTTCAGAAGTCCCGAATGACGGGCAATAGCCTCCTGAGCCTTGCGGATGGCAAGCATGCTGTCCTGTATTGCGATACGCTTAAGAACGGATCCTCGCTGAAGTTCGTAGTTGAATTCTCCACGTGCCGTCATACCGGACGACAGGTGTCCCTCATATTTGGGCGCAGTATTCCACAGCGCCTTGTCTTGGTTGTATTTTGCCAAGCGGCCAGCGAAGTGCAAGTCACTCTCGCCAGCTTCTCGCTGTGGAACAACCGGACGCTGTGCGTTCTTGGGAAGACGGTTGCGCTTCAGCCACGAAGCCATCTCCCTGTCCCACTTGTCATAGTTCAGAGAAAAGCGGATGGTATCATCGCCATCAAGCTGCTGCTCAGAAAGGCCCAAAGAGGCCCAGCGAGGCTCACCCTCAGCAGCCTTCTCACCAGCCTCCTCAGCAGCCTCCTCACCCAACGCCCTAGAAACGCCTAGAGATGCATAGCGCCGCCTATCTTTTCCCTCAGATTCCTTTGCCGTCTCAGAAGAATTGTCTACATTTGCATCAGATAACTCTTGGTCGGATGGATATTGGTGAGGATTGTTCTTGCCCAGAAGTGACATCTGCTCAGGAGTTATTTTTGGATTTTGATATACTATTCTATCGTGAATATCAGAAATCGCATTCCTGCCAAAAATCGTATTTATTGCATTTATCTCCAAATTCTTACCAGCATTTTTCACCTCTGCACTTACAACGACGTAAGAGCCGTCTGCAAGCTTTAAAGGAGTATAGAGTCTATATCCCTTTTGTCTTTTCTGCTGCTCGTCTTGATAATATTCTGTTATAAGAATAGGGTTACTTAAAGCCTTTGGTATCTTATTCCATTCTTCTTCAGTAAAATCATGTTGGTTGTCCTTCCCAAAATGACGTGAAATAACACCATACCTTATAGTAAACTTATCACCAGTCAGCCCCAATCTCTTCATGAAGTCAGGAGTTTCAGCAACATCAAAGAATTTTCTTTTGTATATTTTTTCAGCGAAAGTTTTTCCTTTTGAGTACAGGGTATGAATGGCATCAAACAGCGATTGGTTATTGACATTTCTCAGAGTCTGCTGATTGCTCACACCATTCCCCATCAGGAATATCTGGTCCTCCCTTGCCACGTCCTCCGTTTCAGCAGCAAGACTCGCCCTGCGCTCCTCAGCACTCATACCCATGCGCTCCTGAACGTTACGAGCCTCAACCTCGCCGGCTACACGATTGTAGAGGTCTCTTTCGTCTATTAAAACTGCCTTGTCGAGTATTTCGGAAGGGAATTTCACCAACGTATCATAAACAGTCGTCACACTATTAGGATTATTATCAAAAGATTCAGCCCAAGTAGGATAAAAGCCATGTTCCTTTGCCGCCTTAATTACATTTTTTACGGCATAGCTCATCCTTTTATATTCACCACGCTTCACCTTATTTTCCGCTATCCTTCTTAACTCTGCTAACTCATGCAATTGAGATGAGGAATAATCCTGCAAAAAATAATCGGAATACAGGCCCTTCATATACTGCGGACTGCCACCCTCAGCAAAACCCTCAATCACCTGAATGGCATGCTGTATCTCGTGCAAAAACACCGACTTCAATTCTTTGGTACGCATGTTGGCTGTCACCTTACCCGTGTTCACGACAATCTCACCGACGTCATCAACATTAAAGTCAATGACGTCGCTTATAGCATAGTAGCTCGCTGTCTCCCAGCCACCTGTATCCTTGAACGTCACACGGACGTTCCTCAGCTCAGGATAAGCCTTGAACAACTCAGGAGCATCCACATAAGCCTCCAGCGTATGAATGTTGTCCAGCTTCTCACCGCCGAACTTGTCACTCTCATACTTCTTCGACAACGCCTCATACTCCTCACGCTCCTTGTCTGTCAGCTTCTCACCGTCCTCTAACAGATTCTTTAAGTCCTTGTCCTGAAGCTCAATATAACGAGCATAGTCCGGATGATGCTTTCGATACAGCAAGTTGCCATTGCGGTCAAACTCCTTCAAGTCGGGTATCTCATACCTCCACTTGCCGTCAGCACCACGCTCCCAGCCAGTAGCCATCTTGATAGCCTTGGCATCCTTATTCTCAGCCTCCATCTCACGGGCGACAGAAAGATTGTCCAGACGAACGCTCACCTCCTCGGCATGGTCAGCCTCAGCAGCACCCTTCTCACCGATGAACTGATAACGAATCACGTCCTCGCCGTTCACCTCCTGACGCTCGGCAAGTCCAGTCGTGTCCTTGAACTCACCGCTATAAAGAGCCTGCTTAATAGAGCGTACAATCTCAGCCAAAGGCTTGCCGTCAGCCCTGCGCAGCTTGATAGAGTCATAATAAAACTCCGTGATATGAGCATTGCCATCGTTTGTAATGCCCTCATTAGGCTTAGGAGAGATAACAATGCTAATACCATTGTCCTTGCCGTTATGGTCAAAGCCAGAAACGTGAGCATTATGGTTTGCAAGGCGTATTGTTACGATATCACCGTTCTTGGTCTCGAAAGTAGCATATTCGCTACCACTGCCAAACCTACTTGCACCAAGAGCCTTTGCCACATTACCAATGAAAGTTTTTGGTTGAGTTGCAGATTTTTCCAATGATTCCACAAGTTTATCAATACTATTTAGTATCTTTGCACCAGTAGCACTGGAAACGACAGTTAATGACCTTGGAGCATTTCCAAGAGAGGCGGTTTCAAGTGCTCTTTTTTGTTTAGCATTGAATCGCACTCCACCATCCTTTGTTTCCCCCATCTTCCTCGGGTCCACGCCCTCAAGCAAGTCCTTCATCACACGGTCAGCCACCTCCTCCGCACTCTTGTAGTGAATGTGCAGGAAGTCAGCCACACCCTTCCAAAACATCTTCAAGGCACGCTTCACCTTCTCCAATGCGCTGATAGCCTCAGCCTTCTCGAACACACCGCCATTGCCCTCGGCTATCTTGCGCTGCTCCTCACGCAGACGCTCGGCTCCACGTCTGCCCGAATAAGTAGCAATCACCTCGTCAGCAATCTCGTCATCGGTCTTCAGCTCAGGATAACGTCCCTTCACCTCATCCCAGACCTTCGAGTCCTTCATCAGACCCACAACGTTCTGCCACTC